ACTTACCATCACCAAACCGAAGTCTAACCCGGTCATTTTCCAAAGTATCTATTTCATAAACCTTTCGGGCATCACCAACAAATTGTTGACCAGTAGTAGTGTCCAATGTACCAGTTTCATCAGTTGGCAAAAAGGAAACGCTTTCACCAAATACAGTGTCTACCTGCTGCCATGTTTCTAAAACCGATCCGTTTGCATCAAGTTCCTGCACAAAGAAATCGTCATTGTTAATGTTTTGGACATCAATATCAAAAATACGTATAATCTCTGCATCAACAAATTCTTCATCCTGGAACTGAAAACGACCCTGACGTAATTGATAAAAGAACCCAGTGCCATCACTGGCCAAACCACGCCCGTCTGTCTCAAAGAAGACATTAAAAGCATTCTCGGGATTAGGACTGAACTCTTCAAACTGTCCGGTGTCCTTATCTACTTTGGCATTGATGATGTCAAACGGAAGACCCACACCATTAACTGAAGCCGTAAAGTTAAACGACCCAGAATCGGGGGCTTGCCCATTGAATAGATATTGGTCGATACGTGTGGAACCCGTCTGAACCCTAGTCAGCGGGCGACCAAAAGGAGTACGGGACGCAAAAGCGGCATTCATTACAATAATGAACTGCTCAAAAAAATCCTCGTTCCTTGGATCATTCCAAGTGACCTCCCGGTCCTGAAGGGCAATATTATTGGAATCAAACAGAGCCTGATTGGTACGAATCGTCTCGATGCGGACCTGTCCTCGGGAACCACGGACTCGGGAAATCTTATAGCTGACGTTCTGAGCCAGCCGAATGAGACTGTCCCGGCGCTCGGCAGTTGCAAGAAAGTTCTCACGTGTGTTAAGGTCAATTCTGAAGGCGATGTTCTGGCTCAACCATGCCAAAACCTCGACCTTCATAACAAACTCGGAGGAGGCAATCCAATCGTTAAATTCCTCGGGGAAAACGTCTCGGAGGTGATTTAAGATAGCGGAAACTAAGTTGTCAAAATCGTAGGCACGGAATTCGACGTTCTGGATAGCATTATAGATGCGAATCCAATCCTCAGATACAAAAAGTGTATTTTGTCGTTGTAATGCACTCATTAACCACGAGCCTCAAATGCTGCCTGGAAATTGAAATTCATATCGAATTCCACTAGTTGCAGGGTTGCTTGTATCCTAATTTGGTTCTTGTCGGGCAAAACGTCAACATTGATTTCCCGTGGCACCACACGAGGGTCATCAGCAAAAATTCGCTGAGCATCTGAGACAACTAGCCCCTCGGTCCTGTCATCAGCTAGATCGAAGAGCAAATCATGAATAATGGAGCCAAAACCGGGTCTTCCAACTCGCTCACCAAGCCGGGTACTGAAATGATTCAGAAGGTCTTGTTTAACTAACTCAACATCATACAAACGGGTATCGATGCCCTGATTGACGACTGAGGAAAAACCGCGATAAAGAGGTGCTGCCATCTTGAAATCCTATTAACCTAGACCCATATTGTGAAATCGGTCCTAATGCTGGTTGCCCGGCATTCAGACTATTTACCATCCATTCCGTTAAGGAAAAACAAAGTACGACCTGGAGGTTGACATGCGTGAAGCTATTAAAACCAGTGACGCACGAATATTCGTGAAATCCTATCAGCCGCTGCTGGACAAAGACTCGGAAAAGAAACTGTTTCGGGCGTGGTGGGACTCCAACCCCGAAGCGTCCACGGCTTTCTTCGACCCGGAGAACACGGATGTTAAGCGGTTTTGTGGAGGAGATGACGAGACATACCTGACTCGCATCATTGTATCTTATGGACCCATCATTCGCAGAGCCATCAAAGAGTTGGCTGGATACAAGATGCCAGAAGACGAACTACTGTCCGAGGGGCTAATAGCTCTTGCGGAAGCTGCTCGCCGGTACATTCCAGCCAGTCATGAGGGAACCCGTTTTTCTGCCTACGCCAAAGTGTGTGTAAAGGGAATGATGCAGGGATACATCATGAAGAACTTCTTCTTCGTGCACATGTGCACAAACCACACCAAAAAGAAGTTGTTCTACTCTCTTCGCAAACTCATAGCTATAGAGCTTCACAAACACGGACAATTCAAACTAACTCCGGCTGTAACCAAAGAGTTGGCCGAAAACCACAAGCTGACAGAACACGACGTTGTTCAGATGTATGTGATGTTTCAAAATCCATACTTTTCTTTGGATGCCCCGCGCCAGCACGATGGAAACAATGCTTCCAGGGAGGAGAACGGCTGGACAAACACCGGTGGTAGTCGTAGCTCTACGCTTGGAGAACTCCTCTACAACAAGGAGAGCAACACTGAAGACATGGTTCTGAATGCCGACGAAATTGAATTCCACAAACGTATTGTGGAAAATGCCATGACTAATGTTCTAACTGATAGGGAACAAACAATCTTCGTTGCTCAGGTACTTGCTATCGACAAAGATGAGCAAAGAACGCTGGACAACCTCGGTGAGCAGTATGGCGTGTCGAAAGAACGGATTCGTCAACTCCGTATCCTAGCCGAAAAGAAGGTAGACGAAGAAATCATTCGTATTGTAGACGAAATGGAGTTGGTCCCTCGGGATTTATTCTCGGGTTAAGCCTGAGCAAACAAATGCTCTAGTTCTTCACGTCTACGATTGCGGAGTCCAATCTCAACTCGTGACCGAATCGCTGGATCGCATCGGGTGCAAGTTGAGAGCCGCATCCACGCCTGTGGAACCTGAGAAAAATCACCCGAGTTGAAGTTGCTTCGTTCAACCATACGACGTAAGGCACCCTCACCGCCATTATAAGCATACGATACCATGGCATCAAATTGACCTTGAGTAATATTCGTGCTCACTTGGTTACATACAGCCGCTTCAAACTTTTGCAGATCTAAAGCAAATAGGCGGTCGCCTTCTGCTCTAGGAATGTTTAGATCACCATTGAAACGACGGAGTGCTTTAAGGTCATCTGCCGTTACAACTCCTTGAATGGTGTCTCCGTTTATGATATCACCAATCTTAATAAAGTGCCCAAAACCAATAGAATAACCATCAGCATCAGGATAGGCTTTAGATTGAAAACCACCTTCTTTGTCATGTAAAAAATCTATTCCCCTTTCGGATGTGGTATAGGTAGTACAAGCAGCAAAATCACCCTGTGGTGGTAAGTCATCATATGATGCGGCTTCGGCGTCATTACTAGTAACATAATCTAAACCTTGTCGAAACCTATTTGCTTCTGGTAAGTTCAATGCGGTTATTGCATCTGGAGTAGTACCACCAACACGTGATATCGGTGTGGACGATTCATCAACAAAACCACTCAACCCACGTGAAGATTTGCACCGTCCGGGGAATGGCTGGTGTTGTGGAACCGTCATATTCGCTAAAGTAAGGAACTCAGATGGTGGCTCTTTGCAATCTATCACTTCTTGGTCGGTTGGAACACGGGAGACCGTGTTTGTAGCTGGTATTGTTGGCTCCGAGCACGAACCGGCTGGATCTGCCGGTATGGCAGGAAACGCAGGAGACGCTGGAGGACCATTCAAATGAATGTTTGGAACACCAGTCAAAAGAATATCTCCAAACGCCAAAAGACTCATTTGAAGCCCGGATTGAATATGCGTAGTGAGTGCTGAACTAATATCCATTGTTCCTCCCACTGCATGCAAGTGCATGCTTTGAAGAGCACTAATATCAACATTAAAGGATGATGTAATAAGTGTGTCGCCACCCGAAGAAATATGAAGGTCTTTCGATAACGCCAATGGATCAGTACCTACACTCATATGCATAGCGCCACCAATAGTCCAATCAACATCTTTAGTTACGTTAAGGCATAAATCTCGTTTCTGAAGAGGATTTAGTCCAGTACCAATAGTTATGTCTACATTCCCTGCGCTCTTGATAAGCGTATCACGGGTATCTTGTCCTGCAAGACCAGAATTTTTTCCCCAAGTAGGAGCAGGATCATATTTGAGATTTTGCGGCGGTAAATCATTTTTACCAAACTCAAATTGATTTGTTCCCTTTAGAGCTATATTTGTATTCCGGCGAACCTGGAGATTTAAGTCTCGTTGAGCATCGATGTTGATATCTCGGTCTGCTGTAAGGTTGATATCTTTGCGTGCATGAATAGAAACACTATCTTCTGCAAAGATGTTTATTCTCCCATCATCTATCAGTTCAATCCACATATTACCCTTCGCTGTGGAAAGATAAATGAATGGCTCATCACAACGGTCGGAAAAATACAACTGAGATCCTGCTGATGTCCTCAAACGCACACCCTGAAAATCAGGGTGGTCGTCAAAGACGAACTGGTGCCCACTAGTTGCCACATCAGTTAACCGTGTTCCAGTTTCAGCAAAGCGTTGTCTTTCACCACTAGCCGTATTTAAGTTCTTTTTCTCGGAATCAAAATTCCAACCAGCCGATTTGAAACCAAAAACATACGATGGGCTTTCCCGTCGCGCACTAGAATTTCCTGCCCCACGCAATGAGTCACATAACAATCCAGCTTTTTGCGTATTCGTAGCAAACTCGGGTGACACCAATACCTCAATAAGCTCGCGCTCTACTGGATGGTTTCCATCATTGCTAATACGCTCAGTTTTATCCATGGCCGGGACAAGAGATTCTTCCGGGGCTTCTTTCTTAAATCGCTGAGTTTCCTTATGAATAGCTACACCACT